GACGCTTTGGCCTCTCACTCGCTCCGATTGCTCCGTGTGGTACTGGATCATGGTCGGACACGCCACGCACTCCTCCGCTTTTGACACCTGGGTGTGCGTCGGCTCCATTACGCTGCGCCCGCGGTCCCCGCCGCCGGTCTGCCCGATTGCGGCCAGGGTTGGCGTAATCAGCATTTGGTTTCCTGCGGTTGTCACGGTATGCACTGGGGCGCCCGCGGCTGCCCCCACGCTGTTGGTGGTATTCGTTACCGTCAGCGGCGCCATGACAGGGGAGGCCACGCCGTACCCGTGTTTTGCTGTCACAGTTTGAAGCGGCCCGCTCATTTCTTGCCCGCGGAAATCCCCAGCATGGTTGACAATCACCAGAAACGGATCCGCCGATTTTATCACGAACTTGTCCACGCCTCTGGCCACACGCCGCATAGTATTGGGACGGAGGGGGCGCTGCGCCGAAAGCCCATATTTTTCCTTGATCTCTGCGCGGCTGTCAAAAATGGACGGGCACGGCAGGCTCCAGTCTATGATTTCCGCCGCGCTGCGCCATGGTTTTTTCTTTCCGCTCTTTACCTCCGGGCTGTCTGCCGGTGCGTGTGTTGGTTTCGGCCATACAATAGGCCGCCCGTCATGCCTGGCAATCAGGAAAAACCGCTTTCGCGTTGTGGGCGCTCCATAATCCGCGGCCACAAGTTCGCGCCACTCGACGGCATATCCCAGGTTTTTAAGCTGCTCCAGCCATTTGTGGAAAGTTTGGCCCACCAGTTTTTTGACAGGCTTTCCTTTTCGCACAGGCCCCCACGTTTGGAACTCCTCCACGTTCTCCAGAATAATCACGCGCGGGCGGACCGTTCCGGCCCAGCGCAGGACGATCCATGCAAGCCCGCGTATATTTTTGTCAACAGGTTTCCCACCCTTGGCCTTGCTGAAATGCTTGCAATCCGGGGAGAACCAGGCCAGGCCCACGGGGCGCCCTTGGCAGACTTCCACCGGGTCCACGTCCCACACGCTGGCTTGAAAATGGCGCGTGTGCGGGTGGTTCGTCTTGTGCATTAAAATGGCGTCAGGATCGTGGTTCACCGCTATGTCTACCACGCGGCCCGTGGCTAATTCGATCCCGGTTGACGCGCCACCGCCGCCGGCGAAATTGTCCACTATGATTTCGTCCAGGAAATTGATCTGTGCCCCACTCATGTTTCCGGCCCTCCAAACGCCGCCAGGTCGAAACAGGTCTGTTTCCCAACGTACTGGCACCACGCCCATTCCAGCATGGCGCCGCGGCTGTTCTGGTAGTCCTGCATGAACAGAACCACGTCCGCCGCCTCCATCATGGCGAAACACAGGCGCATATAATCCACGGGGCGCAGCCCCTCCGGCGCCGTGGCGGGGTTCAGTACGATATGGCCCGCCGCCGCCAGCTTCTTTTCCACCTCTCGGAACTTGGCTTTATAACGCCTGTCCCCGGTGATCTTGCCTGATATGTAGATTTTCACAGAAAACCCTCCTATTCGTTGAAAATCTCAAAATACTCCTGGTATGGGTAACCGCTGATCTCATGCCACCCGCTCCGGCAGGTGGATCCGTCGTCGAACTTATACAGGACTGCGCCCTTTCGGGCTTTTGGCTCTTTCCGCCAGCTGGACGCCGCCACGGTTTCGTATGTGATCACGGGCTTGTCCAGGTTTTGACTGCACCAAAACCTTTTCCCCCGGCGCCCGGCCTCTTTGTAGCGGGCCATGGTGGACCGGCTTTCTTTCATCAGGTAGTGGGCCAACTTGTAGTGATTGCCCCGGCGGTCCATCGGCTGAAAGCTGACGTTTCCGCCGCCGTCAGGCACACCGTCCCACGCCTCCGCTATGATCTCCGGGTCCATGCGATTGACAATCAGGTGAATGTGTGGGTTTGTCATGCGTTTGGTTTCCGCCACGGCAATATATTTCAGCTTGATCTCCTTGCGGTGGCAGATCCTCCGCAGGCGTTTCAAGAACAGTTGCAGGTCCTCCAATAGCTGGTCAAAGGTGGTCCCCTTGTCGTAGTAGTGGAGGACGGCGTGGAGATCCCGATAACCGAAATTGGCGTTGATCTTCCAGCGCAGGATCTCCTCGGTTTTGTTTTCGTTGATCTTGGCCTGCTTTTCGGAGGTGGTGCCGTGGTTCGGCTGCCGCTTGACCCCCTTGGTGTGAACCCGGAAAGATTGCATTTTCTTGTGTTCGACACACGGACCAGCTTTCACCACCCTATGAACGTAGGCCATGGGTGCCTCCTTTTCTGCTGCTGGTCACTTTACTAATCACTCTTACCGGCGCTATACGGGGCCGTGGCCCCGTCGCTTTTTCCGGCTTGTATTCCGTCCGGGAACCTGATATAATATAGGTATATCGGACGGTTTTCCGTCGTCTATATTGCCACCTGCGCCGTGTTGACAGCACCGGGCGCAGGTGGCTTTTCTTTTTATGCCAGGTAATCCTTGGCCATTTCCAGCAATTCCGCCGCGTGTTCTTGGTCGATGATCTTGACCTTGCCGGGCTTCTTCGGATCTGCGTCGATGGCCCAGCACGTTTTCTTTGCCAGTATTTCCCGCTTGTTCAGTTCCTTGTCCAGTTCCTTTTCGTAGTAGTCCTGTTCTTTCTGCCAGGCCACAAACTGTTGGAACTCCTCAACCGTCATTTTTACAGTTATTTCCACATTGTCCTCCTTGCGGCGTGTCGAATATTCTTTCGGTTGCCATTTGTGCATAGTCGGGGTTGATCTCGCAGCCTATGAAATCGCGCCACAGGCGTTTGGCCACCACTCCGGTGGTGCCGCTCCCGGCGAACGGATCCAGGACCGTGCCGCCCAATGGGCTGCCTGCTAAAATACAGGGTTCAATCAGCTTTTCAGGAAACACGGCAAAATGGGCGCCGCGAAAGCCGTTTGTGCTTACGGTCCACACGTCCCGCTTGTTCCGGCGGCCCGTCTGGTTTTCTCGGTTCCCGTGGCTCTCGCGCTCCACTTGGGCGCTGTTGTCGTGTGCCCGCCCGCCGGTGTAGGCACCGCCGCCGCGGAACGTCCTGGCGTTTCCCTTGGTTGATGTAACGGGTTCGCTGATCGCCGCCGCGTCGAAATAATAGCGTTCCGATTTGGAAAGCAGGAAAATATATTCGTGGCTCTTGGTGCAGCGATCCCGGACGCTCTCCGGCATACAGTTGGATTTGTTCCATATAATATCCTGGCGCAAATACCACCCGTCTGCCCGGAGGGCAAAAGCCAGCTGCCAGGGAACGCCGATCAGGTCTTTGTATTTGTAGCCCCGCGGCGTATGCTTTGCCGTGTGGCCGCAGGAATTACGGGCGTTCGGCGGCTGGCTTCCTGATCTGGTGGCGTAACTATCGCCCATGTTCACCCACAGGGTTCCGTCTGCCCGCAGAACCCGCCGGACCTCATGGAAAACGGAAACCAGCGTTTGCAGGTATTCCTCCACGCTGGCCTCGTTTCCGATTTGGCCCGCCGCGCCGTAATCTCGCAAATTATAGTAGGGCGGAGAGGTGACGCAGGTATGGACGCTTTCGGGCGGCAATTTCCGCAGTTGCTCCAGCGCGTCGCCCGTCAGGATTATTTCAGCCATTGGCGGGCACCTCCAGCAGCTTCTCCCATGGCCTTGCCATGGGAAACTCCGGGGCGCCGATCCAGCCCCATGTCCGTTCGTATTTCTCGGTCATGCTCTTGGCCAGGGCGGCAGCCTCCGCCGCCGTGTAAAACAGTTTCTTTCCGATGTCGTCCAGTCTGCGGTAATCCGGCTCCGGGAACCCATCTGGCCCCGTGAAAAGCAGGCTCACCTCTGTATATCCGCCGGCGAAAAATCCGCGCACCGCGCCCTTGCACACGCAGTATTCCATGACGGGCGCAGCGTGGCCGGGTATGTAATAGCGGTGTTCAAAGACGGCGTACATTTCCGTGCCGATCTCCGGCCTTTCAACTCTCGCCATTGTCTGCCGCCTCCAATTTCTCCGCCAGGGCCTCAATGGTGGCCGCCGCTTCCTCCAGTTCCGTGGCCAGGAGGTTCCGGCCAAAACGGTCCCGCTGGTGCATGGCCTCCAGGCGGAGGTCTGCGGCCTGCCGCTTATATGGGTTCGTGCTGTCGGTCTTAACCGGGCCGCTGCCGGTGTATGCCCGTTTCAGCCACCAGGTAGGGCTATTCCGTTCAGCTTGGTGGGCGCAGTTTTCAGCGTCGCAGTTCTCCGCGTCGCAGCTGTCACAAAATACCCGGTGGAAATCGTCGTCCCACGGGCCGGACAGGATAGGGAGGGCGCCCAGGAAATCCCCCAGGGCCTCCGGGGAGGCCGTGATCCTTTCAAAGCTATTCACCGCCCGGCCTCCTCTTTGTGGAGGTCCACACCCTCCAGGGCGTTCCACACGGCCCGCTCCCATTCCTTTGCCCAGCCGGAACAGGCTTTCCGTACTGCGTTAATCACCACGGCCTCGCCGTCAGCCTCCCACAGCAGGCGATCCTTGTCGATCACGTCCGCGCCGATATGCTCCGCCGGATCCCGCTCGATCATGTCCACCAGGTACAGGGGAACGCCCCAGCAGGCACCGCCGCCGGGCGGCTGGTAAATCTGGAACCCCTGCATAATCACCGGCACCATGGTGACCTCCTCGCCGCGGTCACCGCCGCGCCAGTGGTCCATATCGTCCGCCGCCGTTTCTCTCAAAACCAGCTGCGGCTCCGTGTCCTTAATGATCGACGTGGGCATATCTTTCTCCGGGATCATGCCCATGTGTTCCACGATGGTGGCCAGCACCTTGCGCGGCAGCATGGCGCGGTTGGCCATGGCAAACCAGTGATCCGTGTAAATGGCCACGTCGTTGCCGGTGTTCAGGACGGTGTACCCGCCCGCTTTGTAGGCTCTTTTGATGGCGCGGATCAGCCCGCCCTCGTTAATCAGCATTTGAAACCCTCCTTTTATATAAGGTGCGGCATAGGCACCGGCCTTTCCTCCTTGTCGGCCCTCCACACCTCTGCGTCCCGTATTTCTGTCCAGTCACAGCCCCAAACCTCCGCCGCGTTCAGCAGGGCGGCAAAATTGGAACCGTGCGGCACCACGACGGTGCCATATTTCCGGCTTACCACTCTGGCGCAGCCGCTGGCCTGCCAGCGTTCCCGCCGTGCCCGCTCCGTCACAGACGTTTCATACTTGCGGGCGGCCTCGCGGGTTACACCCCGCCCCAGGCGTTCACCGTACATTCCCATGTTTCCATGGCCTCCTTGACCGTCCTGGAGTAGTTGGTGGAGGTGATCCCGCCGGCCCATGCGTTTTTCGCGCCGCCCTCGCCCATGTTGTAGGCCATGGCGGCCTTTTCGACGCTGCCATACTTGGCCAGATACAGGCCCAGCTTGTAGCAGCCGCCCGCGATATTCCCGGAGGTGGTGGTGGGGTCCAGCCCCGTGGCCGCCTGGATCTCCGCATGGTAGGAACCGCCGGGGCCTGGGTTTAACTGCATGATCCCCACCTCACCAGAGGCGCCCACGGCGTCCATGTCGAAATTGCTTTCCGTCTGTGCCACCGCCAGGGCCAGAGGATAGGGGCAGCCGTATTCCTCGCAGTACGTCCTCATGTAGTCCTGCCATTCGTAGGGCATTGGAACCGCCAGGGAGAAATAACCCTGCGCCAGCAGCGCCTCCTCGATCTTTTCCGTTTCCTGCGGGTCCTCCATGTATTCCTCCTCCGCCGCCGCGTTGAACAGCAATTCCGTGGGCAGGATTGCCGCCGGTGCCGCCGACGCTTCCGGCGCGGCAGGTTCCGCCGCCGGTTCCTCGCTGTACGCCTTGGCCACCATGACCACGCAGACGGCAACGAACAGCGCCAGGGCGATAAAGGCCAGAACCTTATTGCGCCGGCGGGCTTTGCGCTCCCGCTCCGCCGCGCGGGCGGTTCTGCGCTCCTTGGCCGCCTTGATCTCCGCCGCGGCCTGTTTCAACTCACGGGCGGACACCGCCGCCCGGTAAACGGCCAGATCGTCCTCCACGGCAGAGATCCGCACCCCCTGGGTGGTCTGCTCGGTGGTGATGGCCGCCACGTCCCGCTCCAGCTTGTCCACGCGCCGCTCCATGCGGCGGGCGTATTTTTCGCCTTTCTGGCTCATTTCTTCGTTACCTCCTTTTTTCTGGTGGCCCGCCCGGTCACCTCATAGGTGATACCGAACCGGCGGCGTCCGCACTCCGAACAGGTGATTTTCTCACACCTCTGCGCGACGGGTTTTACAGTCTTGCCCCTGGCCGCCAGATCGACGGCGCAGGGCTTACATAACAGTTTTGTCATTCGTCCGTGCCCCTTTCGTCAATATGGGCGGCGCACATATCAGCCTCATGCAGCCGCCACACCCATGGCGTTGCGTCCATGGCCGCGGACAGGTCCCGCAGGTCTGTGCGGGCCGCCGTGTCATAGGCTCCCATGTGCCAGCGGATTGCCAGGGCTTCGTGATCCTCCAGCCGGATAAACCGGGCGATCTGGTACAGGCTCTTTTCTCCGTGCCCCAGGGGGAGGGGATCCCGGAACGTATAACCCAGGTAGTCCTCCCACACACCCGTTTCCTGGTTCCTGCGGCGTTTTCTTTCAATGTGGTACACGCCTGCCTTGCACACGTCATGCAGCAGCCCCAGGATCGCCACGGTTTCCTCCTCCCGCTCGGAGATGGGGGCAGGCCCCAGCGCGTCCCTGGGCGTCAGGTCGCGGATCGTGATTTCCCGCAGACGACGGTAAACGTTCAGGCTGTGAATAACCAGGCCACCGGGGAAAGCGCCGTGGTGCTTGGCTCCCGCCGGGGCCTCGAAAAAGTCCGTTTCATTCTCCAGGCGCTCCAGCAGTTCCTCCGCACCGTCGCGGTGGACGCTGGCCAGAAACAGATCCTTGAAATGTTGGGCCACGGTTTGCAACCCGTTTCTCTCTAAAAAATCAGACATTTGCCGTTCCTCCTACTTTAGTTTTTTGAATATTTCAGCGATAACGGCAGCCGTCCAGCCGTTCCCGATAGCCTTGATCCGTTCGCCCTTTGTAGCGCCGCCCTTTTTGGTGTAGCCGTCCGGCAGGGTCTGCAGGCGTTCCAACTCCGTGACGGTGAAGCGGCGAACAATTCCATTTTTCAACACTTGGGCCTCGCAAGCACAGTCCAGCGTGTTGGATTTTCCTTTTATGACCCTGCCGCGCCGTGTTTTGGAGGTGGGGAAAGCCAGGTTTATCCCGTCGCCGTCCTCCGCCACGATATAACCCTGGCGGGTGGCTTGCTTTATTCGCACCTCTCCGTTTTCAGAGGTCACCAACTGCCTGGCTTTCTGCGATATGGACGGATCGAAAAGCAGGCCGTTTTCAGCGATATATCCGCCGGTGTCAATATTTGGCTCCAGAATGTCACCCAGTTTTACGTGTCGGTCCTCCGGTGGTGTAACCCCCGGAATATTAGTCCAGTAGGTCCGCGGCCTGTTTTGGGCGGACACCAGGCTGCTGTTGATGTGTAGCGGCTGGACCCGCATGGTTTCCGTTATGACGGCCTCCCATTCCTTTTTCATCTTGACGTTTTCAAGCATGAACAGCAGTCCCGGATTTCTCCCGCGCAGTTCTGCAACAATCCGTGAAAACTCAAAAAATAGGGCGCTGCGTGGGTCGTCAAAGTTCAGGTGCCGCCCAGCCCTGGAAAATCCCTGGCACGGGCTTCCGCCTATCACCAGGTCGATTTTGGGGAGGTCTGCCGCCTTTATGTGCTTCACGTCACCCAGTTGGACTATATCCGGCCAGTTCGCTGCAGAGATTTCCATGGGGGCGCGTTCGATTTCGCTTGCCATGTACCTGTCCACTTTTACCCCAGCCATTTCCAGCGCAAGCCGCCCGGTGCTAATACCGTCAAAAAGGCTCAACACGTTCATGTGTTGCCCGCCTCCTCTCCATGGCGGTGGTGGCTTCCTCCACCATGCCGCGCTCCCGCAGGCCCTCAACGTAAAGGCGGTGCGCCTCATGGTACAGCTGCCCGCCCGCCGCGTCGTGCGTCGTGATCGTCAGGATTGGGCACCCCAGGGAGGAGGAAAGAAACGCTTTCGTGTGGCCGTCGTCCGTCGTCCATTCCAGCCAGTAGTCCGGGCGGCCATTCGCTTTCTGGAAATCCACGCGGCGCATACCCGGCAGGGGCTTGTATGTCGCCACCAGATTGTAAAGGCTGGTTTTGTTGGCTTTCAGCCTCAACACGGGGCCACCTCCGTTCTGTACCACTCCAGGATCCGTTTGGCGTACTTCTTGCGGATCCGCTTCTTTTTGGTGTGGCGGTAGCGGTTATAAAGCGGGCGGTTGTCAACCGACGCCCAGCGCAGCGCCGTTTCCATTTCGTGCTGTGCCTCCACCTCCGCCGCCACCTTGCGGATCCATCTGCAGAAAGCGGGTGCCATGGCCTCAATGGTCATAGCGATTTGCGCCCAGGCTTCGCCTATTTTCCGGCAGGCTTCCGTTGCCTGCTCTGCGCTTACACCCAGTTTCTGCAATTCCGACTTGCTATCGTGCAGAACCTCCGCCGCGGTCACGGTCTGTTCACCCATTTGGAAAGCCCTCCCCATTCTCCCAGCCCAACAGGATATGGTGGGCCAGGTCGTTCATGTCGCGCCGCGCTTCCTCCAGCGCCAGCAATTTGTGGTAGGAGATCCCGGCGGCCTCCAGCTTGTCCCGGAAAGCCTTGGCCACTTTGACCGCCGCCGCGATTTCCGCCCTGTCGTCCGCCACCTCCGCCGCGGAAATGGCTGTGCTTCTGTCGTCCATGGCGTTCTCCTCTCGCGTCCGTATCAGGTGCCCGCCTGCTGTGGCTTACCTCTGCGTCGGAGGTTAGCCTGGAAACGGCGTTGCGCCAGTTCCGGGTCATAGACAGGGCGCTGGTTCCGGTCCAGCTTTTCACCGTCCTGGCCTCTCCGTAATTCTGCGTAGATCGTTTTTCTGGATTTCCCCAGGTGCGTGGCGATCTCCGCCACACTCGCGTAATTGCGCCACGCCTTGGCGATATACTCCCGTTCGGCGGGGCTAATGTATTTTTCGCTCATGGCTTTTTCACCTCCGATTGCGACAAAAAAATAAGAGTAACAAGGGATTTCCCTTTGTTACTCTTATTGATAGCATTTTCGAAATGCCGGGAAATGGCGGCGGGGCTTGCCTTAACGGGAGAAAAGCTGTATAATAAAAATACTACACTTTGCGCCACGCGCAAAGACCGATTTGAGGTATACGAATGAAAACTCAGGAAAAGCTGAACATGACCATGCTCTGTGACTTCTATGAGCTGACCATGGGCAACGGCTACTTTGAGGCCGGCTGCAAGGAGCGCATCACCTATTTCGACGTGTTCTTCCGCAAGGTGCCCGATGGCGGCGGCTTCGCCATCGCGGCAGGTCTGGAGCAGCTGATCGACTACATCGAGAACCTGCACTTCACCGAGGAGGACATCGCCTATCTCCGCGGGCGAAACCTGTTCTGCGAGGAATTCCTGGACTATCTGCGGAACTTCCGCTTCACCGGCGATATCTACGCCATTCCGGAGGGTACGCCCGTGTTCCCCAAGGAGCCGCTGGTGGTGGTCCGCGCACCGGCCATCGAGGCGCAGCTGATCGAGACGTTCACCCTGCTGACCATCAACCACCAAAGTCTGATCGCCACCAAGGCCAACCGTATCGTCCGGGCCGCCAAGGGCCGCACGGTGCTGGAGTTCGGCTCCCGCCGTGCCCAGGGGGCCGACGCGGCCATTGTCGGTGCGCGGGCGGCCTATATCGGCGGCTGTGCCGGTACGGCCTGCACCATCTCTGACGAGGTGTACGGCGTGCCCGCCGGCGGCACCATGGCCCACGCCTGGGTACAGATGTTCGACAACGAGTACGAGGCCTTCAAGACCTACTGCCAGACCTATCCCACCAACGCGACCCTGCTGGTGGATACCTATAACACGCTGAAGTCCGGTATCCCCAACGCCATCAAAGCGTTCAACGAGGTGCTCAAGCCTCTGGGCATCACCAAATGCGGTATCCGCCTGGATTCCGGCGACTTGGCGTACCTGACCCGCAAGGCGCGGGAGATGCTGGACGAGGCCGGCTGGACCGAGTGCAAGATCTCCGT